CGCAAGACGAAGATCCGTTGGTTGCTATTAGAAAACAAGAACTTGCTCTAAAAGGTCAAGAACTCTCAATAGAACAACAGCAATTTGTAGCGGCAGAACAAAGAAAAATGCAAGAAGCTCAACAAAGAGTAAATGTTGATAGAGAAAGAATTGGTGCGCAAGAAGACATAGCAGAGTTACGAGATGAGACTGCAAGAGCTAGATTGGAACAACAAGCTAGATTTAAATTATTGGATCAAAGGAACAAACAACAATAGTGCCTAAGTCTTGGACCAAAGAAAATATTATCCGCACAAAGAAAAAAACCTCTATCGGTAACAGTCGTTTGAGTAATGGTGCAGGCACCAATAAAAACCAAAGACGAAAAAAATATAGAGGGCAAGGAAAATAAAAACTTGCAAAAAATTTATTTAACCAAGATAATAAAACAAATGATTAAAAGAACTGAGATATCACAACAAAAAACTCCTACTGTAACTAAGAACAAAGCCAGTTACAGTAACAAAGGTTCTGCTCCTCTTAAAACAGATGCAGGAACTTTTGATGCTAATACCAAACCTAAACCTGGAATGGGTAAAGGAAAAGCTAGAGGCATGGGCGCTGCTGAATACGGCGGCAAGTTTTCTGGCATTTATTAAGTGTCGGTAGTTTGGATAGGCCAAAAATTTTTAAAAGAAATTGAGGCCCAAAAAGAAAGTGTAAAGGATGTTATTTTAGCTGGGGCTAAAGACTTTGCACAATATCAGTATCTGTGTGGACGTTACAGTTCCCTCGTTGACGCAGAAAATTCATTTAGGGAACTGCTAGGAAAAATAGAAGAAGATGCCGAAGATACACGTCCCTGACCATGTTGCTCAAGCAATAGAAGAAGAAAACCTCCAAAAAAAAGAAACTAAGCCAAAAGAAGAAAAAACTTCCCCTGTAGAAGAGAATACGGCTTATGTTGATCAAGCGGCAAGAGTATTAGATCCTACGCTTTTAGACAAATCAATCTTAGAAAGAATGCCACAACCTACTGGATGGAGAATGCTTATTCTTCCATACAAAGGCAAGGCAGTAACAGAAGGTGGAATCCACTTAGTACAATCAACCGTTGATAGAGAGTCTCTAGCTACAGTTGTAGGGTATGTTGTTAAAATGGGTCCTGATTGCTACAAAGACTCTAGCAAGTTTGCTAAGCCTTGGTGTCAGGAAAAACAATGGGTATTAATCGGCAGATATGCTGGCGCTCGCTTTAGACTTGGAGATGAGTCTGAATGTAGAATCATTAACGATGATGAAGTGATAGCCACTATTTTAGATCCTGATGATATTCTTGCAGTATAAGGAGAAAATATGAGCGAAGAAGCAAAAAAAGAAGAAGCAATAGTTGATGAGGGTGAGGTTGTTGAAGTAGATTTACCGGAAGAAAAAAGTACCGGTAAAATAGCTGACATAGTCCCAGCCGAAGAAGAATCTGATACAGAGGCTGAACAAGCAATTGAAGATGTTTCAGAAGAGCCAGAAGAAAAATCAGCTGAAGAACTAGAAGATTATTCTAAAAGCGTTCAAAAGAGAATAAATAATCTTACAAGAAAGCTTAGAGAAGCAGAAAGAGGACAAGAATCTGCTTATGAGTATGCAAAAAGAATCTCAGAAGAGAATCAACATTTAAAAACAAGGTCTTCTACTTTAGATAGATCTTATTTACAAGAAGCAGAAAGCAGACTTAAATCTCAAAAAGCACAAGCCTTATCAGCACTAAAAAGTGCGCATGAAGTAGCAGATTACGAAAAAGTAGCCAAAGCTAATGATGTTCTTGCAAAAATTGCAGTAGAAGAAAATAAAGTTAACACTTCAAAAACTCAACTAGAGTATCAACAAAATGTTCAAGCCGAGCAACAAGCTAACTATCAAAATTATCCAGCTGCTCAAGCTCAACAAGAAGCACCCTTGCCACAATTGAAAAAAAGAGATCAGGATTGGGTAGAAAAAAACGAATGGTTTGGTGAAAATAAAGAAATGACTGAGTATGCTACTGAGATAATTCATGAGGATTTGATTGCAGAACGCTTTGACTTAGGATCAGAAGAGTATTATATTGAGGTGGATAGGCGAATTCGTAAAGAGTTCCCGCAGAAGTTTACAGAATCTTCTGTTAAATCTAAGCCTCAACAAAAGGTGGCTTCAGCTGGAAGAGTTGCTGGTAATCCAGGCTCTAACAAAAGACAGGTAAAATTGTCTCCATCCGAAGTTCAAATGGCTAAAAGATTAAACGTACCACTGGGTGAGTACGCAAAATACGTTAAAAGGTAAAACTATGACAGAAGATACAAAAGATTTAAACAGAACCCCACGTTCTGCCGACACTCGAGCTAAAAAAGTTGCTCGCAAACCATGGAGTCCACCATCAATGTTGGATACTCCTCCCGCACCTGAAGGTTATACCTACAGGTGGATCAGAGCTGAAATCGCAGGTAGCGAAGACAGAAAAAATGTAACTTCTAGGTTAAGAGAAGGTTTCGACCTTGTTAGAGCCGAAGAGTTAGATGGATTCGAGCTTCCTACTTTAGATGACGGTAAACATGCGGGAGTAGTTTCAGTTGGCGGTTTGCTGCTGGCTAAGATTCCTAACGAAACGCGCGAAGAAAGAAACTCCTACTTTGCAGATCGTGCGCACACTCAGCAAGACGCTGTAGATAATGATCTTTTAAGGGAATCAGATCCAAGCTCTCCGATGTTAAAACCAGAGAGATCAAGCAAAGTAACTTTTGGGGGTGGTCAACGTAGTTGATCATCACTTTTTTTAATTTTAAATAATATAGGTGACTTATTATGGCTAACAAAAATGCCCCATTTGGAGCAAGACTTGTAGGTAAATTAGGTTCTGGTGTTGCTAACGGTGGCATGACAGAATACGAAATTGCTTCCGGTGCTTCAGGGAATATTTTTTCAGGCGATTTAGTTAAGATGCTGAATACTGGTACTATTTTAGTAGCAGGTGCTGGCGATGAAGCGCTAGGTGTCTTTAGAGGGTGTAAGTTTACTAATAGCAGCGGTGACGTTGTATTTAGTTCTCACTTCCCTGATGGAACTGTATCGTCCGATATTGTAGCATTCGTAGAAGATGACCCTAATGCTGTATTTGAAATTCAGAGTGCCGGTTCTCCAGCGCAAACTGATGTAGGCTTGAATGCAGATATTTCATATACTGCTGGTTCTACCAAAACTGGTATGTCAGCAATGGAATTATCTGGAACAACAGCCGCAACAACTGCGACTTTCAGAATCATGGGCTTTAGCTCTGATCCATCTAACAGCACTACAGGTTCAGCTAACGTGAATGTTATAGTTAAGTTTAATGAGCATTTCTATGTCGATCCTACAGGAGTTTAATAATGGCAATAAATAGAGCGCAATTAGCGAAAGAATTAGAGCCTGGCCTAAATGCCTTGTTCGGTATGGAATATGCTAGGTACGAAGCAGAACACACAGAAATCTACGAAACAGAGAGTTCTGATAGAGCGTTTGAAGAAGAAACTTTAATCGTTGGGTTCGGTAATGCAGAAGTAAAATCAGAAGGTAGTGGTGTCAGATTTGATACAGCTAACGAAGGTTATACATCTCGTTATACCCACGAAACAGTGGCTTTAGCATTCGCGCTAACAGAAGAAGCTGTCGAAGATAATCTGTATGATCGTCTTGGTTCCAGATACACAAAAGCATTAGCTAGATCTATGGCTAATACTAAGCAAATCAAAGCTGCGGCTGTATTGAACAATGCGTTTGATACAACTGGTGGAGATGGTGTATCGTTAATCAATACTGCTCACCCTTTAGGGGGCGGCGGTACTTTAGCAAATAGAGCAACCACTATGGCGGATCTTAATGAAACTTCACTTGAAGATGCATTAATTAATATCTCTACATTTACGGATGATAAAGGTCTTAATATTGCACTAAAAGGAATGAAGCTAATTGTTCCACCTCAGTTGCAGTTTGTTGCTGACAGATTATTACAAACTCCTGGGCGAGTTGGTACTTCTGACAACGACATTAACTCAATCAGAAATCAAGGTATGATTCCTGATGGCTATGTTGTAAATCATTATCTAACAGATACAGATGCTTTCTTCTTGAAAACAGACTGTCCTGATGGATTTAAGTATTTTGAAAGATCTCCAATGCAAACTGCATTAGAAGGTGATTTCGATACTGGAAACATGAGATACAAAGCTAGAGAAAGATATTCATTCGGATATTCTAACTTCAGAGCCGTTTACGGTTCTCAAGGAGCTTAACGAACGGTTTATTGTAGCGTTTATCACTCAACTACAATTTCTAAGGGGCTTAACGGCCCCTTTTTTTGTCCTTGCTTTAAAATAATTCAAGAGTTAAACTAAAATTTGTTAATTAGCTTGATGAGGACCGCAAGGTTTCCATTAATACAAATAAAAGGAGTTCATAATGGCTAATCCGCATTTCCAAAATCTTATACTATGGGCAGGTAATACTGTTGCTAGTAAAAGTAAAAAAGACTTACCGATGTTTC